AAGAAATGAAGCTATAACAGACTGGAGAAAAGTATTGCACAGAAACATAAACCCTTTAAAAATCTTTGAATTAGATACAGATAACACAACAGAAATAGCTACTTTTAAAACTCAATATCACAATATGACTAAAGACTATGAAGCTTTATTTGTTCCTAAAGGAAACGCAGCCGTTACTATACCTGTTGTGCCTTTGCAAAACCCTATAGAATGGATTAGATACTTAGAGAACTTCTTTTATCAGGCTGTAGGAGTGCCTAAAATCATATTAGGCGGAACTAATGAAACAATAGAAGCAGGTGCTAAAGTAGGTTATCTTGTATTTGAGCAAGTCTATATGAGAGAGCAGAGAGAATTAGAGGCTGATTTATGGAACCAATTAGCTATTAAAGTTAAATTTGAGAGACCTGTTTCATTAAAAGATAATGTTGTAACAAGTGAAGCAGCAAACACAGGACAAACAGGCTTTCAGCCTAATGAAGTAAATGCACAAATGACAAGGAGCGAATAAGATGATCTTCAAAGATGTGCCTAAAGAAATTGTATGCGTAGCTATCTTAGGATTAACAGCTATAGAGATAGCGGCTATTATCAACGGAATAAATGGAACATTAAGAACCATGATAGTAGGAGTTATATGCTTATTGGCAGGAATTACACTGCCTCAAATGAAACTTAAATAAAATGGCAAAAAGATTTACACCCTCAGGAATAAAGAGCGTAGAAGACCCTTTTGAAAAAAAGAAGAAGAAAGAAGAACCTGCTCCTGCACCAGCTCCTGCACCAGCTCCTGAACCTGTTAAACCTGTTGTTCAAGTTATAAGAGATCAAGATACAGGCAGAATATCAGGAGTTATCAAGCCTGATGGCTCTGCTTTTTTAGGTTCAGGAAAAGATATAAAGCCTTTAATTGAAAAAGAGACTGGAAGATTAGCTGCTCCTGCAGGATCAGTAGAAGCAGGGAGTGTATTAGAACCTCAAGATATAGAGGCTGCTAAAACAGAATTGGAAGCAGGAGGTTTTTTAGATAAGATTACACCTCCGACTGAACCTGAAGACTTTTTAAAAACAGGAATGGCCAAAAGGGGTATGGCAAGAGGGGAAGAAATGAAACAGCTGGGATTTAGTGAAGAAGAAATAGCTAAACGGATTAAAGTTGATTTAGAAACTTTTGAAAATCTGCCTGCAGCAACTGTCAGAGATAAAGCCTTAAAAGAAATAAGAAAGAGAGCAAGAGAAAAAGGCATTAAATCATTCGGAGAATTTTCAGGCGTTATTCTTGAAAATTTAGGTATATCAAGCCTTTCCTTTTTAGGTATTGATGTAGGAAAATTTGTAGATAATTTTACTAATACACCTACTTCTATAGTTGAGAATATTGTTTCACAATTTGAGAAAGTAGACGATACTATTTCAACAACAAAAGAAGCAGTATCAAGCGGAGATATGGAACCTGAGTTAGCGATGTCTTTAATAGATAATCTATTAGATGATATAGCAGTAGGAAAGGGAAGAATAGACCATGCTGTATCTGTAAGTCTTAGTTTAAGAAGTGAGCCTGAGAAGCTGGATCGAATAGCTTTAGTTTTACTTAAAGCAGAGCAAAAATTAATAACAGCAAGAGAAGATATAAGTCAAGAGAAACTTAGAAGATTAACAGGAACAGGGACGGCAATACCTACAGACGAGCAACTTTATAATAAATTAATATATTCATAATTATATTCATAATAATTGTAAGGGGGTGGAGAAAATGGATACTAATGAAAAAAAAGAAAGTGAACCAGCACCAAAAAACGCTGATGAGGGGGATCAGTCTCAAACAACTGAACTCATTGAAAGAGCAAACGCTACAGCTCAAAGGCTGGAAGAAGCCAACAGAAAGCAGGAGGAACTTATCAAGAGACAAGAGCAACTTACCGCTCGATCTATTCTTGGAGGAAGAAGCGAGGCAGGATTAGGCATAGAAGAAAAGAAACCACTCACTCCTCAAGAATTAGCCAAAAAAGTGCTGGACGGAGAAATCAACCCATTAACTGAAAATGAGCTTAAGTAGAGAACTTTTAGAAAAAGAAATAACCGCAGCAGAAACAGCTATTAAGCAATTCGAGATAAGTGCAGAATTGCATAAAATAGTTTTAGAAGCATTTAAAAAAGAACTTTCTAAAATACCTAAAGATGAAAAAAAGCCAAAAGCTTAAGATATTAGCTGTTATCCTTTTCATAGTAGGATTTATAGCTGGATATACTATAGGGCTTATAGTAACTTTAGAGATTTGCATACAGATAGGAGAAAGACTGCTGCATATAGAGCTCGATAGAGAGGGCTATGAGGCTATAATATCAAGGTATCCTGAAATAAAATACTTATTGGAAAATGCACCTATACATAATAACACGGGGAATTAAGCACGCTGTAGACAGATTTATCTCAGAATTGCAGGCTAAATATTTGCCTTTCAAGTATAAAGGCCAAGATAGTATATTGCAAGTGTCTGTGAGACCAATTCAATTATGGGAAATAGTATTTCCTAAAGAACATAGAGATGTTATGCTAAAGACTATATTATCAGGAGGGACAGGAGAAACACAGCATAAAAAGCACAGAAAGTGGGTAACACTGCTTAGAAAGGTCTTAGGTATAGAAAAGATACCTAAATATGAATCTGAGAAATGCCTGCCTGTTTATAAGGAAGATATAGAGATTGTAGGCGTAGGAATTAAAGAGGATTACACCTTCGAAGATGGCACTGAGGGGATATAAGATATTATTAGCTAAGGCTTACTTCGATAAAGGTTATGGCTTAACTAATTACTTATTTAAACTTATAGCTGTGTTCGGATTAACTACGCAATTAGTCAAGAGCACAGCTATAATAATAGCAATTTATAGCGTGAGCTGTTACATAATAGGCAGGTTATGGTATAAATACAAATTTATAGAAACAGAAAACGAAATTAGCAATATTTTTAACCCTTTTCAAAGAGAAATGAGGGAGATAATCGGCTCACCAAAAAACCGAAAGATATTTAAACAATAGAGCATAGTCTTTTCTATGGCAAATGAAGCAGTTATTCTTGAATTATACGGACAGCCAACAGGCGAGCCTATGAGATATACTATAGCTGACGAAGTAGCTATAGAGAAAGGGACTATTCTTAAGCTTTCTGGAGCAGATTTAACAGCTGCTAAAAGTGAAACAGACGGCGATATATTCGCAGGATTTGCAGCAACAGAAAAGGTAGCAAATGATGGCCAGGTTACTATTGGAGCATTTTCTAAGGGACTATTTGATTTAGCTGCTACAGGGACAGTAGCTATTGGAGATCGCCTTAAAATATCAGGAGCTAATATCGTAGCTGTAGCTGATGATGACATAGCAGAGCATGCATCTCAACATTTTGGGACAGCTTTAGAAGCAGCAGCAGCAGGGTCTGGCACTGAAGTAATTAGGGTATGGGTGCATTAAAATGGCAGATACAACAGGAATGGCTGATATAAGAGGGTTGAATGTTTCTAAAGTTGTAACTGGATTCGCCTTAACTGAATATGTTTTTAAACAATTATGCGTAGTGCAAAGCTCAAGCTCTTGGCAAGAGAGATATTTTCAAGAGACAGCTGCAGATTTAACAGGCGGAACAGGCTCAACAGTAGAGGGCGTTCCGAGATTATCTGTATTTCCATACGGGGAAGTCAGCTGGACACAACAGAATAGTTATATGAAAAAGCACGGAATGGAAACCCGTATAAGCTGGGAGGACGCACAGACTAATGATGTAGATGTTATCGCAAGATCACTTTTAAGAATAGCGAGAGCGATTGCTAAGTCTGTAGACGCTGATATATGGGACGTTATAACAGAAAGCAGAGGCGTAAGCAATATAAATTCAGTTACTATAGCTGCAGGCGATGAGTGGAATAGTGCAACAATTAGTAACAGAGATCCAATTCAAGATATATTAAACGCAAAAAAAGAAATAGCAGAACAGAATTACAACCCTGACAGCGACGGATATTTACTATTAAATCCTAAAGATTATGCAAACCTATTAGGAAATGCAAATGTAAGGAATGCAGGCCAATTTTATACTGATGACGTTACAAGAAATGGAAAAGTAGGCTTTCTTCTTGGGTTAAAAGTATTGGTGTCAAATCAAGTAACTGCAGATTACGCAGCTGTAGTTATAGGAAAAGAAGCTGCAACATATAAAGAAGTTCAGTCTTTGCAGGTCAGAACTATGGAGGACGCAGGAATAGGATATACTATAAGGGCTTGGGAGATAGGCGTTTGTCAATTAAAAAACCCTAAAGCTGTATGCTTAATAATAAATACTTCTGCAACTTAAAATGAAAGAAACAAGAAAAAAATTAGGTAAACTATGGAAACAAGGAAAGACTACAGCAGACGCAGAAAAATACTATTTAGAATTCAAAGACGAGATAGATAAAGAACTCGGCATAGAAGCAAAGCCTATTTTAGAGAGAGCAATTCAAGAAGAGATTATAGAGAAAGCAATTAAAAAAGAGGATAAATAATAATGGCTCTCGGTGCAACAACTATTTCTGGAGCTTACGACTTTACAAGTACGAGTTTAGCTGCAGCTGAAACCTTTATAGAAAGCATTATAACCACATCAATATCAGGAGCACAAGTATTTATTATACCCTCATCTAATACACAGCAGTATTGGATAGGAATAACGGAGCAAAGAAATTAAGATGGCAAGCGGAGGACATAACACTCAACCTATAGCACCAACATCAATTATAATTCCAACAGAAACACCCGCCTCAACTCAAGCAAATGCTATGAGCGGGGCTCTTGTAATGAGCGGAGCTAAGTTATATGTGAAAGGCGCTTCAGACTGGGAATTGGTTACTTCTGCATAAATATATAAAGTTTTAATTCTTATATAAGTAATGGTTAAAAATCCCTTAGCAGTGCATAAAACAGGCAGAGCTCAGGCTCAAACTAATAAGCAAGGCTCTGCAGGTTATGACAATATAAGAGAGAACATAGATCCGCATGTAAAGACTAAGGTCTTAGACACTAAAGAAATACTTATTAACGGCACACAAATAAGCGGTGCTTACTTAGCTATAGACGGCTCAAATGCTAATACAACTATAGATATAGGCTCTCAGGCTTTTACTACATCAGGGAGTATAACATCTACAGGAACACAGAACGCGTCTATTCAGGGCGGAGTTAATCCACAGCTGACACTTCAAAACAGCAGAATATACACAGGCGGAAATAAAGTTAATTTTATAGTAGGCTCTCAGAAAGGTTTTTTATTTGACCATTATATCTCCGCTTCTGGTTTTAGCACAGCAGGGACTATCTCAGGGGCTAATTTAAGTTTTGCAGGTGCAGGAAGTATTGATGTTTCTTCTATGCTAATAAAAGATGAGGATGGAAATAATGCTATTCAGTTTGAAGCCGACAGTAGCAATAGAAGATTATATTACAGTGATGGTTCAACAACTTCAGTAAAT